GTCATCAAAATTTTTTGTCCCCAAAAAATGATGACAAAAAAAAGACAAAGTATCAATGAGTGATACTTTGTCTTGAAATAAAAAAAAGGGGATAACGAAGTATCCATTATCCCCTTTTAACTTTTTTAACTTTGTTATCTAGTATTTTTATGTTCTAGCTTGTAAGTATTAAAATCCTCTCTTAACTGATTAAGATTAGTGTCAATCCATAAAGCAAAATCATACTCTTTCATAGCTAACTCTTTCATTTTTGGAACAAAGTCATCACGAAACTTTTTGATATTAGTTTCTTCCAATTTATCACTTGCTTTTTGGATAGCGTCCTCTCTATCAATTAATGCCTTTTTTCCCTTTGAACCAAAAAATCCGCTTTCTAATTGTTCATCAGAAATATCACTTAACGGATATAAATTTCCGTCCTGTCCTGTAAGTGACTTTGCTTTTTCCCTTTGTTCCTGTTTCTTAATTGCATCAACGCTATCAGATTTTGGGAAAGTAAACTCTTTGTTTATTTCTAAAAAATCTCTAACATATTTCCAATAGTGATTTTTAAAAGTATTTTCCGTTATCTTTTTACTTTCCATCAATGCCTTTTTTGTTTCCTCTCGGCATAATTGGAACATGGCATAGCTAGGTTTATATCCAAAAATACCAATTAAATTTTCTGATATGTCATAAAACAATTCATCATTGTTTCTAACATTATCAATAGCTTGTTCAAAGGGAACAATTACACTTTCATGTAATTGGCTATATTCGTCCTTTGATAAAACAAGGGTTGCTTTTTGAACAGCTAACTTTGCTTTTTTTAAACTAGGTTTTTGTGACATGGTAAATACTCACTTTCATTTTTAAAGTTATTAAGAAAAGACAAAGTATCAGAAATGATACGAAGTCCTATGAATTGAAAAGAAACATAAATTTTTCAGTTCATGTGAAGAATTATAGCATAGAAACCTGACAAAGTCCAGCTTTTTGTCCCCTAGTATACCCCTATAACCCCATTATTTGATGAGCCTCGTCCCCGTCCGAATTCACTGAGATTTGCACAAATGATATTGTAGTTTTATAAAATCGAAAAAAGGAAACACCCCCCGTCATCAAAATAAAAGGCATTTCAAAAAAATTTTTATAAAAAATTTAAAAAAACGGGTTAGATTGCTTTGGGGTCGAAGTTGTATAACTCTGAGTAAACGTCTTTGATGCGGAGGAACTTCTTACCGTGCTGATCAAAATCATCATCGCCACGTACATACAAAGCTAGATGCACCATCTCATGAAGCAGGGTTTGAAATATAGTAATAAAATGCCCACAGGAAGCAGAACTAATCTCAATAGCCATCTCATGCTCATCAAAACAACCATAGATACCAGGGTTTTTAATAACACGAAATGTAACTTTTGAGGACTTGGGCATAGGAAGGGTGTTGAAAGGCGGCAGCTTACACGCCATATTGTAGAGAATTTCTAAATTTTTCTTTGTAAGCGTAGTTTTCATGTACCTATTCTACCAAAAATGTGCTTGATTAATATAACATTTTGGTATATATTGGCCGCAATAGCTGCAAATAAATTTCTAGGATGTAAACAGCGACATTTTATGGCAATAACAATCATTCCAACAGCGAACATACCGCTTCCAGACGATTTTGAGTCGGAAGAACCTACTACATTAGAACAAAAAGTTAAAATTGCTGCCAAAACCATGCAGATTTTAGATGAAGCAGGTGCAGAAATCCCAGTTTCAACACAAGAAAAGAAAGAAGCTGAAGAAATATTTAAAAATTTTACAAATCCTGATGTAACAGCACCTTTAAATGCAGCAACCAAGCAAGCTTTGAATGTTCCAGCTACAGTTCAGCATTTATATGCTATGTTATCTGACTATGATCATCAAGTTGTACAAGAAGCCGTCCAATTGAGACGGTTTGTTACAAATAAACTTATAGAAGATGCAGGATTAACAGATCCAAGACATAGATTAAAAGCTTTAGAGTTATTAGGTAAGATTAGTGACGTAGGTTTGTTCTCAGAGAAAACAGAAATTACAGTTAAAAATTTATCACAAGAAGATTTAGAAGCACAGATTAAGGCTAAGATGTATAAAATTCTTGGTAAAACTGCAGTTATAGATACAACCTTTGAAGTTGTTGAAACAAAAGACATAACACCAGATATTTAATATGGCTATAGATATTTCAGGTTTCAGCCAAGCTGATATTGACCATGCACTTGCACATATATCTGTATTGCCTAAACATGAGCAGCTACAGTTTTTAGCACACTTAGAAGAATTAGAAAAAAGTCAAACACTTGAAAAACGACAAACTACATTTTTAGAATTTATACAACATGTATATCCAGGATATAAGGTAGGTAATCATCATCGTAGACTTGCGAAAATATTTGAAGACATTGCCAACGGCAAAAAGAAAAGAGTTATTGTTAATATTGCGCCACGACACGGGAAGTCTGAGCTTATATCATATCTTGCACCTGCTTGGTTTTTGGGAAAATATCCTGATAAAAAAATTATTATGGCGTCTCATACTGCTGATCTTGCTGTTAATTTTGGTAGGCGAGTTCGTAATTTGGTTGGTAGTGATGCTTATAAAGATGTATTTCCTAATGTAGAGTTACAAGCAGATAGTAAATCAGCATCTCGTTGGGGTACAAACTATAATGGAGAATATTTTGCTATTGGTGTTGGTGGTGCCCTCGCTGGTCGTGGGGCTGATTTGTTTATCATTGATGATCCACATTCCGAGCAAGACGCCAAGCTGGGACGTCCGGATGTTTTTCTGCCTGCTTGGGAGTGGTTTCAGTCTGGTCCAATTCAACGTCTTATGCCGGGCGGTGCGATTATTGTGGTGATGACTAGATGGTCTAAGTTAGATTTGACCGGCCAAATAGTTAACCAAATGATCAAGACGGAAGGTGTAGACGAGTGGGAAGTTGTTGAATTTCCAGCGATTATTGAAGACAAAGAAGGTAACGAAGCTTCACTTTGGCCTGAATTTTGGCCACTTGAAGAATTACAGGCAAAAAAGGCGTCCCTTGATGTTAGATATTGGAACGCGCAGTACTTACAAAACCCAGTATCAGAAGAAGGTGCGCTCATCAAGCGTGAATGGTGGAAGATATGGGAAGACGAGAACCCACCAAGTTGCGAATTTACTATTATGTCTTTAGATGCTGCACAAGAAGCCAATACGAGAGCCGATTATAATTCGTTAACTACGTGGGGTGTCTTTTTTAACGAAGAGACCAATAATTATAATATAATACTACTAAATGCTATCAAGCAACGGTTAGAGTTTCCTGAACTCAAAGAATTAGTGTTAGAAGAGTATAAGGAATGGCAACCCGACGCCTTCATAGTAGAAAAGAAATCTAACGGAGCTGCTCTCTATCAAGAGATGAGAAGAATGGGCGTTCCGCTAGGGGAATTTACACCTGGAAAAGGGCAAGACAAAATATCCAGAGTTAACTCCGTGGCAGATCTCTTCAGATCTGGTATAGTGTGGGCTCCTGATAGAAGATGGGCGCACGAACTGATTGAAGAATGTAATGACTTCCCATCAGGTGCTAACGATGACCAAGTGGACTCAACCACTATGGCTCTCATGAGATTTAGACAAGGTGGGTTCATACGATTACCTAATGATGAACCTGATGAAATATATGGGTTCAAGAGTTCTAGAAATAGATTGTACGCGATATGATTGTTTATGAAGTTAAGAATATGTTCAATGGTAGAAAGTTACGCGTTATAAAGAAACGTGTGTCTGACAAGAACAAAAGATTTTATGATAACTTTAATAAACGTAGAGGCGAAAATTATTGGTGGAAAGGTTACGAACCACTAGATGCAGATAACAAAGGATAAATTATGGCAATAGACAAAAGTGTAAGTCAAGCTCCTCAGGGCATTGAAGAATTAGCAGCTGCTCAACCTGATTTAAGTATTGAGATTGAAAATCCAGATTCAGTTACATTAGATGATGGCAGCATGGAGATTACCATTCAGCCAGGTAAAGAAACTAATGATGAGTTCAACGCTAACTTAGCAGAAGACATGGACGAAGGACAACTAACAGAATTGTCTGGTGATCTTATCGGTGAATATGATGCTGATGTTAATTCAAGAAAAGATTGGCTAACTACTTATGTTGATGGTTTAGAATTATTAGGCTTAAAAGTAGAAGATAGAACAGAACCATGGCCAGGTGCATGCAACGTGTACCATCCACTCATGACTGAAGCGTTAGTTAAATTCCAAGCAGAAACAATGATGGAAACATTCCCAGCTGCAGGTCCGGTTAAAACACAAATTGTTGGTAAACAAACTCCTGAAAAAGAAGAAGCTGCTGAACGTGTTCAAGAAGATATGAACTATCAGTTAACTAATGAGATGCCTGAATATAGACCTGAACATGAAAGAATGTTATGGGGTTTAGGTTTAGCTGGTAATGCGTTTAAAAAAGTTTATTTTGATCCATCACTTAATAGACAAGTAGCGATGTATGTTCCAGCAGAAGATATGGTAGTTCCGTATGGCGCGTCTAATTTAGAAACTGCAGAACGTGTAACACACGTCATGAGAAAAACTAAGAATGAGTTACGTAAATTAATTGTTGCAGGGTTTTACCGTGATGTTGAGTTAGGTGAGCCGTTTTTAGATGTTGATGAAGCTGAGAAAAAGATTGCAGAAAAACTAGGGTTTAATCCGTCAGAAGATGATCGATATAAAATTCTAGAGATGCATGTTAATTTAGATTTAGAAAATGGTGATAGCGAAGATGGTATTGCACTACCTTATGTAGTAACTATTGAAAAAGGTACAGGTTCAATATTAGCAATACGTCGTAATTGGAATCCAGATGATGAATTAAAATCTAAACGTCAACATTTTGTTCACTACGGATATATTCCTGGATTTGGTTTTTACTGCTTTGGTTTAATACATTTGATTGGAGCGTTTGCTAAGTCAGGCACAATGATCTTAAGACAGCTCGTTGATGCAGGCACATTGAGCAACCTACCAGGGGGGCTTAAGTCACGTGGTCTTCGTATCAAAGGTGATGATACTCCCATTGCTCCAGGTGAGTTTAGAGATGTTGATGTACCATCAGGTGCTATCCGCGATAACATCTTGCCGTTACCATATAAAGAACCTTCACAAGTTTTAGCTCAATTAATGAATCAGATTATTGAAGAAGGTCGCATGTTTGCAAATGCGGAAGGATTAAAAGTTTCTGATATGTCAGCTAATGCTCCAGTAGGAACAACATTAGCTATATTAGAACGCACATTAAAAGTTACATCAGCTGTGCAAGCTCGCATTTATTATGCGATGCGTCAAGAATTTAAATTACTTAAAGTTATTATTCGTGATTACACTCCGCAAGAGTATTCTTACGATCCAGAAATTGGTGATAGACGCGCTAAACAATCAGATTATGATAATGTAGATGTAGTTCCTGTAAGTGATCCTAATGCAGCTACTATGTCACAAAAAGTTGTGCAGTATCAAGCAGTTATGCAAATGGCAGCTCAAAATCCACAAATCTATGACTTAGCAGAACTAAATCGTCAAATGCTTGAAGTATTAGGTATTAAAAATATTGGTAAGTTAGTTCCAGCTGCAGAAGATAAGAAACCAAAAGATCCTGTAACTGAAAATATGAACTTAATTAATGGATCTCCTGTTAAAGCGTTTATATATCAAGATCACCAAGCACATATTCAAGTGCATATGGCTGCTATGAACGATCCTAAGATTGCACAAATGATAGGTCAAAATCCACAAGCTCAAAATATTCAAGCTGCTGCTATGGCTCATATTAATGAGCATATTGCTTTTGAATACAGAAAACAACTAGAAGAGCAATTAGGGGTTCCTTTACCTAATCCAGAAGATGAAATACCTAAAGAAGAAGAACTTCAAATTTCTCGAATTGCTGCACAAGCTGCTCAACAGTTATTACAAAAAAATACTGCGGAAGCGCAACAACAGCAAGCGCAACAACAAGCACAAGATCCGTTGATTCAAATGCAACAACAAGAACTTCAATTAAAAGCTCAAGAAGTTCAAATTAAAGCTCAAAAAACTATGGCTGATATTCAGTTAGATCAAGCTAAACTAGAATTAGAAAAAGCTAAATTATTATCTCAAGAAAAAATTGAAGGTGTAAAAATAGGAGCTAAAACAACATTTGATAAAGAAAAGCTACAAGCCGATCAACAAGCTCGAGGAGTTGAATTAGGTATGCAAGCAGTTCATAAACAACAAGATTTACAAGCTAGTACAAAGGAATTACAAACAACTGAGGAGTAACTAAATGGACCAAACGCTAGAGCTATTATTGTCTCGAATAGATGATCAGCGCAAAACAGTTTTAATAAATTTAGGAGACGGAGCAGCAAAAGATTTTGCTTCGTACCAAAATATGACAGGATATATACGAGGTCTATCCGTCGCAGAAAGTATAATTAAAGACCTTGCACAAAGAATGGAGACATTTGAAGATGAGTGACATACTCACAATGAATAAAGATATTGTCGATGCAGCAGGTCGACCTATCAATATTCCAACAATAAACGAAGTAGAACCGGAAGACATTCCGATTGAAGAAAGAGGATTGCAATTACCTGAACCAAAAGGGTATAAGATTTTATGTGCGATCCCAAATGCTGCAGAAGAATACGAAAGTGGTTTAGTTAAAGCTGCACAAACTAGAACTATTGAAGAACATTCTACAGTTGTTTTATTTGTAGTTAAGGTAGGTGATTTAGCTTATAAAGATGAATCAAGATTTCCTACTGGTCCATGGTGTAAAGAGGGTGATTTTGTTTTGACACGTGCATACGCAGGTACAAGATTTAAAATCCACGGAAGAGAATTCCGCATTATAAACGACGATACTGTAGAAGGTGTGGTGCAAGATCCACGCGGCTACACTCGCGCATAGGAGAAAATTATGGCTGAAGTAAAAGATGGCGATATTGTATTTGAATATCCAGATGATGATGATGAAATTTCAGGTAACAAACTACCTGATGAAAAAGAAGTTTTCATTCAAAAAGAAAAAAATGAAGTAAAAGTAGAAACAAAAGCAGATGATATTGCTCTAGAAATAGAAGACGATACACCTCCTGAAGACAAAGGTAAAGAACCCTTACCTAAAGAAAAAGTAGAAGAATTAGAAAATGATACGCTAGAAGATTATTCAGAGCGTGTTAAACAGCGTATGGCTCAGCTTAAAAAAGTTTGGCATGATGAAAGACGTGCTAAAGAAGCTGCTGATCGTGAACGTGAAGAAGCAATTAAATATGCTAGACATATTGCTGAAGAAAATAAAAAGTTAAAAACTACTTTAAGTAATGGTGAAGAAGCATATATTAAAACTCTTAAAGAAGCTTTAGAACAGCAATTAGCTTTAGCTAAAAGAGATTATGGTGAAGCATACGATTTAGGCGATAAAGATAAAATTATTGAAGCACAGTCTAAAATGAATGATGCTCAGTTTAAATTGTCTCAAGCTCAAAATTATGAAAGAAAGTATGATCCTTCTTTACAAAACAATGAAAAAGATGTATATATACAACAAAATGAACAACCTTCATTTAAACCAGACGATAAAGCCTTAAAATGGCAAGAAAGTAATGATTGGTTTGGTAAAGATGAAGAAATGACAAGCCTTGCATTAGGCTTACATGAGAAATTAGTTAGAAGTGGGATCAGTCCTACATCTGATGAATATTACCGTCGTATTGATACTACGATGCAAAAACGATTCCCAGAATACTTTGGGGATGCAACGCTAGACGAGGAAAAACCCGCCGAGCGCACTAAACCTTCGACTGTAGTTGCTCCGGCAACGCGTAGTACCGCGCCTAAAAAAGTACGATTGACGAAGACACAAGTAGCGTTAGCCAAGAAATTTGGTCTAACACCGGAACAATATGCAAGAGAAACTTTAAAATTGGAGAACGCAAATGGATAATAACAGAATAGATCGTGAACAAGACACAAGAGATGATTTTCAAAGACCCGATAGCTGGAAACCTGCATCATTATTACCTGAATTTAAAAAGGTACCTGGTTGGGCTTATAGGTGGATTCGTACAAGTGTTATGAATGATCCTGATAATCTAAATGTATCCTCCAAAATGCGTGAAGGATGGGAACCCGTTAAATTAGCGGACCACCCTGAAATGAAGTTAATGGTCGACCAAAATTCCCGTTTCAAAGACGGCGTTGAAATTGGTGGATTATTACTTTGCAAGATTCCAGAAGAGTTCGTTGCCCAACGTAAGGCTCACTATGCTAAACAAGCACAGCAACAAGCCGATGCAGTTGACAACAGCTTTATGAAACAAAATGACCCACGTATGCCTCTTTTCTCAGAGAAGAAGTCTACAACGTCATTTGGTAAAGGTAATTAATATAAACTTATAAGGAGAATAAAATGGCATATCCAACCATTAACAGTCCTTACGGTTTTGAACCAGTTAATCGTTATGACGGTATTCCGTACGCCGGGGCAACTTTACAGATCCCAATCGGTGCTGCATACAATACTCCAATTTATAACGGTTCTTCAGTAAAAATCGTACAGAACGGAACAATTGAATTATCAGGTGCTACAACTACCGGTACTATTATTGGTGTTGCGACTGGTTTCCAATACACCAATTCATCAGGCCAAACAGTTCAAGCTCAATACTACCCAGGTACTAGCGTTACTAACGCTATTGCTTACGTAGTTGTTGATGCATCAGCTGAATTTAAAGTAGCACTAACAGTTTCAGGCGCTCCTACAGTAGTAGTTGGTGCTAATGCAAGTATTGTTGGTACAAACTTAGCTGAAATTCAAAACGGTACTGGCTCAGCAACAACAGGTAATTCACAAGCTTCATGCGTGATCCCTGCTAACGGTGCTGGATCAGCAACAACATTACCATGGAGAGTAGTTGCAGTAGTTCCAGACACAGCTTACTTGTCAGGCTCTACAGTGCTTTATCCAGAAGTACTTGTAAAAATTAACAACCCACAATTAACTGCCCTTACTGGCGTTAATTACGTAGCTTAACTAAGGAGAATAAAACATGGCTATTTCACGTGCACAGCTCCTAAAAGAGCTATTACCAGGTCTTAACGCGCTATTCGGTTTAGAGTACAAGCGTTATGGCGAAGAACATAAAGAAGTTTACGAAACAGAAACTTCAGAACGTTCATTCGAAGAAGAAACAAAACTTTCAGGTTTCTCAGCAGCACCAGTCAAAAACGAAGGCACAGCTATCGCTTATGACAATGCTCAAGAAGCTTGGACAGCTCGATACAATCATCAAACTATCGCTCTTGGCTTCAGCTTAACTGAAGAAGCTGTAGAAGATAACTTGTATGACACATTATCAGCACGTTACACAAAAGCTTTAGCTCGCGCTATGGCATACACAAAACAAGTTAAAGCAGCTGCAGTATTAAACAATGGCTTCAACACTTCTGGTTCTTACAACGGCGGTGATGGTGTTTCATTATTTAACACAGCTCACCCACTTGTTTCTGGCGGTACAAACAGCAACACTCAATCAACTCCAACAGACTTGAACGAAACAGCGTTAGAAAATGCAGTTATTCAAATCGCTGCTTGGACAGATGAGCGTGGTCTTTTAATCGCTGCTCAACCACGTAAGTTAGTAGTTCCACCTGGCAATCAGTTCGTTGCAACACGCTTGCTCGAAACTGAACTTCGTGTTTCTACAGCTGACAACGACATCAACGCTATTAAGAATAATGGTTCAATTCCAGAAGGTTACACAATTAACCACTTCTTAACAGATCCTGATGCGTACTTCTTAACAACTGATGTTCCTAACGGCATGAAGCACTTTGTGCGTACACCATTATCAACATCTATGGATGGCGACTTCGACACAGGTAACGTACGTTACAAAGCTCGTGAGCGTTATTCATTTGGTTGGTCAGATCCTCTCGGTATGTGGGGTTCACCAGGCGCTTAATAGCAACTGGCTACGTACTATTAAAGGGGCTTGCTTAAAACGCAGGCCCTTTTTTCATGGTTTTACGTAAGAATAAAAGTCAAAAAAGTAATATATTGACAACTGTACACATAGGGTGTACTAAAATATAGAACAATTGATTTACTAAGGAGAACGTTATGTGGACTAAACCAGTAGCAACAGAAATGAGATTTGGCTTTGAAGTAACTATGTACGTAATGAACAAGTAATGATTATAGTAACTGATTGCTATTAAATTAGGGGCTTCGGCCCCTTTTTTTATGATATAATGCTTGCAAATAGTACCAATTCAGGTATTATTTGGGAATCCGGGTTACCCGGTTTATTAGACTGTCCCGGCAGACGCATATAAGACTAATAAGCCTAACTTTATATGAAGGAAAAATTATTATGGCATCTACAACCTTTTCGGGTCCAGTGACGTCTACAGCTGGTTTTATTACAGGCGCAGGCGTAAACTCAACAGTAACAGCATCTACATTAACAGTAACAGCAGCTGACTACAATGGTCAGACAATTAACTTAAGCCGTGCAGCAGGTATCACAGTAACATTACCAGCAGCTACAGGTTCAAATGCTGTATACAGATTTGTAGTTTCAACAACAGTTACATCAAACAGCTACAAGATTCAAGTTGCTAACTCAACAGATGTAATGAACGGCATTTTAAATGTGTCAGGTGCAACAGGCACTCCATTCGGTACACTTCCAGCTTCTGATACAATCACAATGAACGGTTCAACTTCAGGTGGTTTAGCTGGTTCAGTTGTAACAGTTACTGATATTGCTTCAGGTATTTTCGAAGTATCTGGTGCTTTAATTGGTTCTGGCGTTGTTGTTACACCATTCAGCGCAGCTGTATAATTAATCATGGGGGGCGTTTAGCCCCCTTACTTAAAAACAAAGGAGATTAATTATGATGCAATATGATGTAAGACAAGCTCACATAAATTCTAGTGGTTATTTAGTAAAATATCCTGTACGAGTTAAAGGACTATCATTTACTGGTACTGCTAGTGCTGGATATATAGTTTTATTTGATACTTCATCAGCTCCTGTATCAGCAAGTGTAACCTATGCTCAAAGTGGAACTACAGTAACTGTAACTAAAGTTGCTCATGGTTTAAATACTGGAGACGTTATAGGTATTCATTTTGCTTCTAATGGTTCAGGTGTTTCAGCAACTGATGGTACATATACTATTACTAGAACAGGCGCAGATACATTTACGCTTACCGATATTAATTCACGCACAATAACAAGTACTGCTGCAGTGTACGCTATTGGTAAATGGCTTTTAACATATGAAACTACGGCTGGTGATACATATAATAATGCTCCTATCGTTCCTGGTGAAGGTGTAAGAGCAGAAACAGCTGTGTATGCTGAAATTTCTAATGTAGATTCTGCGCAAATTTATTATGGCTAAAAAAGGCGTATCATTAGCAGTCGGACGTGGTGAGAAGCTCCCTGTGTCTAAAGGCGCAGGTCTCACTGCTAAAGGTCGTGCTAAATATAATGCGGCTACAGGATCAAACTTAAAGGCGCCACAACCACAAGGCGGTGCTCGTAAACGTTCATTCTGTGCTCGTATGTCTGGAATGCCTGGTCCTATGAAAGATGAAAAAGGTAGACCTACTCGTAAGGCTGCTTCTTTAAAAAGGTGGAAATGCTAATGAGTACAGAAAGAGAATTAGCCGAACACGGTATCGAAATAAAACATATTCAAACAGATGTGGATACTCTTATGGAAGATATGAATGAATTAAAAAAAAGACTTGACGCCATTGAGAACACTCTTAATGAAATTAAAGGTGGTTGGAAAGCATTTATTTTTATTGCAGGTCTTGGATCAGCCGTAGTTAGTTGGGTAGTTACACACTGGTTAAAATAATATGAAATCTTTTATAGACAGAGTGTTTAAATCAAAACAACAAAAGCAAAAGGAACTATTAGATGACATCACTAATACAGAAGTTATTGAAGAAAATAAAGAAATACTTAGCAAACAAATTGAAATAAGTATTAAAAAACACGTAGAAGAAGTAAAAGAAGAAGTAGTTAAACATAAAAAACCTAACCACTTCCCAGATTGTAATTGTTTTAAATGTTTAAGGTGGAAACAACATGCCCAGTAAATCAAAAGCACAACACAACTTAATGGCTGCAGTGGCTAATAACCCAAAGTTTGCTAAAAAAGTTGGTATTAAAAAATCAATAGGAGAAGAATTTATGAAAGCAGATAAAAGTAAGAAGTTCGCATCAGGCGGATCACTTAAAGAAGTTAATTCAAGTGAGAATCCTGGTTTATCAAAATTACCAACGGAGGTTAGGAATAAAATGGGCTACATGAAAAAAGGTGGTATGGCTAAAGGCTATGCAAAAGGTGGTTGTGCAACTAAATCTGATGCAAAGATGATTGCTAAAAAAGAAGTTAAAGGACATGAATCATCAATGCATGGTATGAAAAAAGGTGGAGCTTGTAAAGGCTACGCTAAAGGTGGCATTATAGAAAAAGGCACTAAAGAAAAATATGCATCTAAAGCTGCTATGATGAAACACGAAAAGAAAGAATCTAAATCAGAAGAAATGAAAGAACACGGTATGAAAAAAGGCGGCATGTGTGGTAAGTATGCACGTGGCGGTGGCGTGGAGAAAAAAGGTAAAACAAAAGGTAAATTAATTTAAGGAGTATAAAAATGGCTGGTTTAAAAATATTTGGAAAAACATTAGTAGAAGATGAAGACATGCCAAAACTTAAAATTTTAGGTAAAGAAATTACTGAACCTGAAATGAAAATTTTAGGAAAAACAGGTAAAGAAATTAACGAAGCCATGAAAGGTGATGGTAAGTTAAGAGTTTTTGGACAAACGTTAGAGGATATGCGTCAAAATAGACGTAAGACTGGAGAAACATTTCCATCTAAATTTACTAAAAATACATTATCACAATCAAGTATTGATAATTTACAACCTTCTGTAGCTTCACGAGTAGATTTTAGTGATGAAAAAAAAGGTCCTAATTTTAAAGTAGCTAAAAAACAAACTAAAAAAACTGAAACAAAAGAAGGAGAAAGAGGCAGTGTAGATAGAACTGATGAAGTTAAAGCTTCTGGTCCTGATATGGGTAAAGTAAATAAAGAAGAATCTAAACCAGCTAGAGAATTTACTGCCACAGAAAAAGCTCAAAATTTAATGTCTCCTGGTTATAACAAGAAAAAAGGTGGCGTTATTAAAAAGATGGCTTCAGGTGGTAAAGTAGGTTCTGCATCACGTCGAGCTGATGGATGTGCAATGCGTGGTAAAACAAAAGGGAGAATAATTTAATCATGGCTGAAAAAGATCCAAATCAAATGGCAGCTGAAAAGCTAGATAAAGAAACAAAAAAAGCTCAAGCTGATCAAGCAGCTAAGTTAGAAGAAGCATCAGAAAAAGTAAGACAAGGTAAAATTCAACCTCCTACAAATAATGATATGGGTCCACTACCTAAAAAGAACTCTAAAGGTGCTGGATTAGTAAGACCTTATAAAAAAGGTGGTTCAGTTTCATCAGCTTCATCACGTGCAGATGGCTGTTGCACAAAAGGTAAAACAAAAGGTAGGATTGTATAATGAGATCATCACGTGGTATGGGCTCAATTAAAAAATCTAAAATACCAGGTGCTATGCCTAATAAGATGCCTAAAGGCAAGGTAAAAGCCCGTCGTGATAATACTGACTTTACACAATACAAAGAAGGTGGAAGCGTGAATGCAGCGGGTAACTACACAAAGCCATCACTTCGTAAAAGAATCGTATCACAAGTTAAAGCTGCAGCAACACACGGTACAGGCGCTGGTCAATGGTCCGCTCGTAAAGCACAGTTAGTTGCTAAGAAATATAAAGCTGCAGGTGGCGGATACAAGTGAGTTGGTCTAAAAAGTATAAAGAGTCTATTGATTGTAAGAATCCTAAAGGGTTTTCTCAAAAGGCTCATTGTGCTGGACGTAAAAAGAAAATGGCAAGTGGTGGCTTAGCTAAACCTCAACAATCGTTAAAAGCTTGGGGTGATCAAAAGTGGAGAACTAAGTCTGGTAAAAAGTCTAGTGAGACAGGGGAGCGATATTTACCAGAAAATGCAATTAAAGCTTTAAGCCCACAAGAGTATGCTGCTACAACAAAAGCAAAAAGAGCAGGTAAAGCTAAAGGCAAACAGTTTGTAGCTCAACCTAAATCTATTAAACAAAAAGTAAAACCTTTTAGAAAAATATAAATATGGTAGATAGAACCTCAGGAACCACGAGTTTTAACCTAGATTTAAATAACCTTGTTGAAGATGCATTTGAGCGTTGTGGACAAGAACTACGTACTGGATATGATCTACGTACTGCACGACGTTCTTTAAACTTGATGACAATTGAATGGGCTAACCGCGGTATTAATATGTGGACTGTAGAACCTGGTCAAATTAATATGAACCAAGGACAGATCATGTATGCATTACCTACTGACACTATAGATCTTTTAGATATGGTAACTCGTACTGGCACAGGATCAAACCAACAAGACATTAATATTAACCGAATTAGCGAGTCAACGTATATTACAATACCAAATAAAAACGCTACAGGCCGTCCTATTCAAGTATGGATTAATAGACAAAGTGGCCAAGAAAACCCTACTACGATAACCACTGCTGAAGCTTTAGATGCAACAGAAACAACGATTACATTATCTTCTACTGTAGGCTTAGCACAATTTGGATTTATTAAAGTAGATAGTGAAACAATTCAATATGGTGGTATAAGTGGTAATGATTTAACAGGTTGCATACGCGGTGTTAATAATACAACTGCGGCAACACATACAACAGCATCAAGAGTTTATGTGCAAAACTTACCCACAATAAATGTATGGCCAGCACCAGATCAAAGTAATTTTTATCAGTTTGTATATTACAGACTACGACGTATACAAGATGCAGGAAATGGTGTGACCGTAGAGGATATTCCATTTAGATTTATACCTTGCATGGTTGCAGGATTAGCTGCGTATTTAAGTATGAAATTACCTAATGTAGCACCTGATAGAATTCAGATGTTACGAGCAGATTATGAAGCAGCGTTCCAATTAGCTGCAGATGAAGATAGAGAAAAAGCATCAGTTAGGTTTGTACCACGAGAAATGTTTTATCACGGATAATTAAATGCCTAGTAAATATTCAAGTGGTAAACATGCAATTGCCCAGTGTGATAGATGTAATTTTAGGTATCCACTAAAGCAACTGAAAAGATTGGTTATTAAGACCAAAAATGTTAATATACTTGTATGTCCTGAATGTTGGGAACCGGATCAACCACAGTTAAGTCTTGGTCTTTATCCAGTAAATGACCCACAAGCAGTGCGTAATCCAAGACCTGATAGTCCTAGTTATTATCAATCAGGATTAGATGGATTACAAACTATAGAGCAAACAGGACCATTGCAAACTGAAACTGGAGTACCTTTAGGTGGTAGTCGAGTATTTCAATGGGGTTGGGCACCTGTAGGTGGCGCTTCATATTTTGATTCAGAGTTAACACCTAATTATTTAGTAGGTGCAAGTGCTTTAGGTTCAGTAACAGTAACAATTTCATAGGAGAAATAAAATGGCATATAAATCAGGCGCAGACGGTATTACTAAACAAGGTAAAACTAAAGGTCGTAACTTAGGTGACGACGGAGCTAAAGTAGGCATTTCAAAAGGCCCTAAACATGCAGGTTCTAAAGGTGGTAAAAAGAACATTGACATGAAAACTATGGGTCGTGGTATGGCTAAAGTTGCAGCACAGAAAAAAGGATAATTATCATGGCAGAATATAAACAACCTATCATTGTGCCTAACGCAGATATTAGTCTTTCACAAGATCCTAATAAGCTACGTTCACAAGATTTAAATTTTAAAACAGGTAGACAACGTGTAAGCGCGGGTGATCCAGGTCGTCAAGATATTAAAACTGATGGCATTAAAATTCGTGGTACAGGTGCAGCTACTAAAGGTGTAAAAGCTAGAGGTCCGATGGCTTAATTATGGCATTAGGTGCTCTAACATATAGTCAGCTTGTAACTGAAATACAGGATTACACAGAAAATACGTTTACTACAACGGATATAAATACTTTTATCCAACAAGCAGAACAACGTATTTACAATACTGTTCAGTTACCAGCACTTCGCAAAAATGTGACGGGTACATTAAGTACTGGCAATAAGTACCTTGCTATGCCTACAGATTGGTTAGCTACGTTTAGTTTGGCTGTAATTAATACCGACAATGAATATTTATATTTATTAAATAAAGACGTGAACTTTATTAGGCAATCGTTTCCTGATACTGATTCTGATTTTTATGGTGAACCACAATATTATGCTGTATTTAATGCAACTTCATTTATTGTAGGTCCTACACCTGACTATAACTATGCAGTAGAATTACATTATTTTTATTATCCTGAATCTATAGTAACTGCAGGTACTTCATGGTTAGGTACTAACTTTAGCTCAGCGCTTTTATATGGTTCTTTATTAGAAGCATACACCTACATGAAAGGTGAAAAAGATGTTATTGATAACTACAGAGTTAGATATGATGAAGCTATGTTATTACTCAAACAGCTTGCTGACGGTAAAGATAGACAAGATGCTTATAGATCAGGCCAAGTTAGATACCCAGTTCAATAAAAGGATATTAAGTGGCTCTATCACAAACATTAGCAACAAGTTTTAAAGTTGAAATTTTAGATGGCATTCATAACTTTGGTACTGGCGTTATACGTGCAACCACTGCAGCGGATACATTTAAGATTGCTCTTTATACATCGCTTGCAACATTAAATGCAGCTACAACTGTATATGATGCAACGGATGAAGTTACAGGCACAGGATATTCAGCAGGTGGTAATACCCTTACTATATCTCAAGCTCCAACTTCTACATTAAATGAAACTGTAGCGTGGTTAAACTTTGCAGATTCTAGTTGGCCTAATGCTACCTTTTCAGCAGCGGGTGCTTTGATATATAATAGCACTCAAGGTAATAAAGCAGTAGCAGTATTAGATTTTGGCGGAACTAAAACAGCTGCCAATCAAACATTTACAGTAACATTTCCGGCGTCTACATCAAGCGCTGCAATTATAAGGATAACATAAATGACAACAGTTTCTTCTGTATTTTCAGAAGCACCGCAAGTAAAAGTAAGTAATGTAAGACCTTTAGAAAAAGATTTATATAAGATGATGTGGGATATACCAGAATATAGAGCAGTAGCTCCTGGTGAACTCATAGCACAAGAATTTTTGAATCAAGCTAGACCTCCTAAAGGGGCGTCAGTATTAGATTTAGGATGTGGCACTGGACGTGGCGCTCTTAACTTAGCTTTTTTCGGTGGCTTAAATGTCACTATGGTTGACTTCGCAGATAATTGTTTAGACGAAGATATTCGACCAATGTTAGAAACACAGAAGCATGCTATGAGATTTGTAGAGGCAGATTTATCTGAACCACTACCTGTTAAAGCAGCTTATGGTTTTTGTACCGATGTGATGGAGCATATTAGACCTCATCACGTAGATAAAGTATTAGATAATTGTTTAGCTGCTTGCCAACATGTTTTCTTTCAGATTGCTACTGAAGATGACTTAATGGGTAAAGTAGTAGGACATAAACTTCATTTAAGTGTGCACCCATATGAGTGGTGGTTAAAGAAGTTTATTGATAGAGATTGTATTATTCATTGGTCTAAAGAAGCACCTGGATACTGTTTATTCTATGTAAGTGCATGGATGAAAGGTGAAGATATTGTTGATAAAGGTGTTATTAATACCGATGACGAGACCATTAAAGCAAATGTAGAATATAACATTCAAAGGGGTTTTATGCAGGTTCAACCTTACCCTACGAATGATCAAGAAGTTATGATTGTGGGTGGTGGACCATCATTGAATGAACACCTTGAAACCATTAGACAAAAGAGGGCTGATGGTGTTAAACTAATCACAATTAATGGGGCCTATAAATGGTGCCTTGACAACGGTATTACGCCTTCTGCTATGGTTATGGTAGATGCTAGACCTTTCAATGTACGATTTACTGAACCTGTAGTTGATCATTGTAAGTATTTTATTGCTTCTCAATGTGACCCTACAGTGTTTGATGGGCTTCCAAAAGACAGAACATATATATGGCATACGAGCGCGGATTTGCTTAATGACATATTAGCTAAACATTATAAAACGTGGTATCCGGTTCCAGGAGGATCAACAGTCCTTTTAAGAGCTATACCATTATTTAGAATGTTAGGATTTAAACGGTTTCATCTCTTCGGATGTGATTCTTGTTTAGATGAAAAAGAAGTTCACCATGCATATGAGCAACAAGAAAATGATGGACAGCCGATCATACCCGTAAACGTGGGCGGGAAAATATTCAGCTGCAATCCGTGGATGATTTCTCAAGCACAAGAATTTATTGATTTGATTCGTATGCTAGGGGATGAAATCGAGTTAAACATTTACGGCGGGTTACTCCGTCATATTTTAGAAACAGGCGCTTCATACGCCGACATTAAGGAGATTTAATATGGCTGCATCAGCATGGCAATTATATAATAGTGCCAAAAAATATATAGGTAATGGAACGATCACTCTAGGAGCTGGCGTATTCAAAATGTTATTGGCGACAAGCGCAAGTAATGCATCAACATTTACTTTAACTGCTTACTCACAAATTACTAATGAAATCGCTGCAACAGGTGGTTACACAACAGGTGGTAAAAACTTAGTACCAGCAACCGCATACTGGACAGTAGGTGCTTCAGCAAAACAAATGAAGTTCACTATGTCTACAGTAGGTTTAGCATTTACAGCTTCTGGTGCTTCATTGACTAACATTAAATATGCAATCATTCGTAATTCAACTGGCGCTACTGCTGGTAGATTACTATGCTTCTGCCAATTATCATCTAGTCAATTTACTGTTACATCACCTAATACATTGACAGTTTTACCCGCTGCTTCTGGCATCTTTACCTTAGCTTAAGGATAAGTCGTGGCATCAGAAGGCTGGGGACGCGGGACCTGGGGCTCTGCTGAATGGGGGCTAGGTATTATAGCCGAACCAGCGCCTGGCTCGGTTGCAATTACAGGTTATGCGCCTACTGATGTAATAAGTAATGTAATCACGCCCGCAGTTGGGGCGGTAGCAATAACAGGTTATGCACCTAGTCTTGTAAGAGATAGTGCAATTACACCTAATGTAGGATCAGTAAATATAACTGGGTTTGCTCCTAGTTTAATTACCGATAATATAATAACCCCATTCGTTGGGGCAATAGCAATAACAGGATATGCGCCTTCAACTACACAAGGAGCAAGTGTAACGCCTGATGTTGGAAACGTAACAGTTACAGGAGTAGCTCCTACTGTAATAGTAGATGCTATTGTTACAACGGTTACAGGTAGTTTGACAGTTACAGGGGCAGCACCAAATGTAGGTTTAGATAGAATTATTACCCCCTCTGTAGGTAGTATCTCTATTGCAAGTGAAGCTGGTGTAGCTATTGTAGGGCAATTAATAATAACTGTAATAGGTGAGTTATCAATTGCAAGCGCGCCGCCTAGCTATATATTAACTGCAACTCCTGCAGCAAATGATTTAACATTTACAGGTTATGCTCCTCAAGCAGTACAAGGTAAATTCTCTAATCCAGAAACCGGTACTGTAACTATAACAGGAGAAGCACCTAGTATTGTAAGTGGTAAAGCTATAACACCAGATGTTGGAACCGTAACTGTATCTGGAATAGCACCTGATGTAATAAGTGGTAGAGTAATTACACCTAGTGTTGGATCAGTATCTATAACTGGATATGCTTCAAATATAAATGTAGGTGTACAAGCAGTTCCAGACAGCGGTGTTGTAAATATAACAAGTTATGCTCCGTATTGGAATTTTGGTGTTATACCAAGTGTTGGAACTTTAACTTTAGTAGGCCAGACACCTAGTGCTGTAACAGGAAAAATAGTAACTCCGTCAGGCGGCGCAGTTATTGTAGGTTCAGCACCAAGCGTTGTAGTAACCGGTAATGTAGTTACACCAAATGTAGGTATAGTAACTTTAACAGGTATAGCGCCTTCAGCTGTAGTGGCTAGGGTTATATCTCCACCAAAAGGGGTATTAACATTAGTAGGTGGAACGGTTACTTTAAGTAATTCTAACTGGAATACGATAAACACAGCTCAAACACCTAACTGGATACAAATAGCTGCATAAATGTAGTAGAATATAACAAAATTTAAAGGAATTTATTATGGCAAGTACCTATTCAGACCTTAAGATAGAACTCATAGGAACCGGCGATCAGTCTGGTACATGGGGAACCACAACTAATAATAACTTAGGCACAGCTCTAGGTGAAGCAATTACAGGTTCAGCAGATGTAGCGTTTTCAAGCGCTGATGTTACTGTAACGCTAACAGATACAAACGCAGCTCAAACTGCTCGTAATTTAAGATTAAACTTAACAGGTACTTCAGGTGGGGCCCGTAATCTTATTTTAGGTTCTGGTTGTCAAATTGAAAAACTATATTTAATTAATAATGGTTTAGCAGATGCAGTTACTGTAAAAAATACAACAGGCACAGGTATTGCAGTTCCAGCTGGTAAAACTATGTTTGTATTTAATAATGGCACTAATGTTGTTAATGCTGTTAATTATGTTGCCGGTACAGCTGCTTCTGGCGCTAACTCAGATATTACATCACTATCAGGTTTAACTACTCCTCTTTCAGTAGCACAAGGTGGTACAGGCATTACTTCTTTTGGTACAGGTGTCGCAACATTTTTAGGTACTCCGTCTAGTTCTAATTTAGCTGCTGCTGTTACAGACGAAACAGGTAGTGGTTCTTTGGTTTTTGCTACTTCACCAACACTTGTAACTCCTGTATTAGGTACTCCAACTTCAGTCACATTGACCAATGCAACAGGTCTTCCATTATCAACAGGTGTCACAGGAACACTGCCCGTAGCAAACGGCGGAACAGGATCAACAACATTAACAGCCAATTCTGTAATGTTAGGTAACGGCACATCAGCACTATCTGCAAATATGGTAGCACCTGGTGCGAATGGTAACGTCCTTACATCAAACGGAACGACTTGGACATCAGCAACGCCATCAGGTGGTGGCGTAACATCATTAAATGGTCAAACAGGTGCGATTACAAATACTACTCAATATGCTATAGGTAGTTATGTGATGGGAAGACCTGCAAACAGTAATAGTTATGACAATTCTACAGTAGCAGGCTCAAGTTTATACGCCACCATTAACCCATATTTTTCAGGACAACAAGAAGGGACACCATTTGCAGGTTGGGGAAGAATTCCTACGTGGGCTCCCCAAGGTGCAGGAGGTGTTGAAGGTTCTGTTGTAATTCAATTAGTTAATACAGGGTCATGGCGTTGCGTATCTCAAGCAAATTCAGGGTATCCAGGTCTTTGGGTTCGTTACGCATAAATTAAAAAGGAAAATATATGAAATATAGTCAAGTTAGAAACTGTAAATGGGCGACAGAAGATCATTCATCTATTGAATGTGAAGTGTTTTTTGATGATATTAATTCAGAAGAGTGGACACCTTTTTGTGCAAATCCTAATGACCACTACGAACATGGTCGTGAAATATTTGCAAGAGCAGCTGCGGGTGAGTTTGGTGAAGTAGCAGAATATGTTCCACCGCCACCACCACCAAAACCAAAATTAACTGACCCAACAATAGATGTTACACCAACAGAGGTTACAACAGAACCAATTCTTTAATGGTAATACATAAAATAAAAGAACCATTTCCTCATTTAATTATTGAGGATTTTTATAGCGAAGATGAATTAAAACTTATATGGCGAGAACTAGATTTTTTAACCTCGCCTAACAAGTTGATGCCTGCCAATTTAGATGGTTCAACTCAAAATTCAAATGCCTTGTCATTAAGTCTTGTTAATATTTATAAAGATTTAAAATATTCAAATATATCTTTTATAAATAAAAAAATACTGTCATGTGAAATTAAAGATGCTTTTTTATCTTTAAGTGAGTTTTTTGGGCATATGTCTTTAATAAATCATATGTTTATAAAAATAAAATATTATGAAAATGGTCATAATTATCATAAACATCAAGATATAGCTAGATTTACAGGAATAAATTATTTATATAAAGAACCTAAAAAATTTGAAGGCGGTGATTTGTATTTTGATGATTATAAATATAAAATAGAGCTAAAAAATAATATGTTTATATTATTTATGGGTTGTTTGTGGCATTCTGTTACACCAATTATTTTAAATGAAGATGCTTATATAACAGGAAACGGTAAATATTCAATTACTAATTTTTTAGGTATAGATGAAAACATACGATAATTTTTTAACTGAACAAGATAAAGATTACATACAGTCAATTATCAAAAGTCCTAAATGGCAATGGGGACATCAATCAAAAAGTCAGGATACTAATTATTTTTGGAAATTAGATAAATTAGAGTTTGATGAATTTTTTAATCCTTATTTAATTAACAAAATTAAAGAATTAACAAATGATGATTTGGCTATAGAGCGGATTTATATGAACGGCCAAACAGGTGGCAGTCATGGAACTTTACACAAAGATACTGAATATGAGAATGGTAGAACATTCATAATCTACTGTAATCCTGAATGGAATATAGAATGGGGTGGCGGCACTTACTTTGCAGAAACTGATTCAATAATTAATTGCAAACCTTATTCAGCGGTGTATTTTCAAAACAATATAGACCATTTTGCTATGCCTTTAAGCAAAGATTATAATGGTTTACGAGTAACATTAGCATTTAAGCTTTTAAAGATATGAAATACTCAATTTTTCACACCTCGCATTGTGGCTCAACTTTATTAGCTTCTCTTTTAAGTAAATCTATCCCCACATTAACAGAGCCATCGTGGTCACACGAATTAAAAGATAAAGAAGATCCAATATCTTATATTAATAAAAATCACATAGATAATCAGCTAGTAAAATATTCAAGTGTATATTGTTATTTAATGCCACAAGTTGAAGGTAAAAAAATATTTTTATATAGACCACTTATTTCTCATTTAAACAAATTAAAAAATAGTCAAGAAACAACATTTCATTTAAATGTAATAACTTCTAACTTACATCCTAAAACAAAGTCTTGGGATATGGGAACGACTGAAACAACTGTACAAACTTTATTGTGGATGGATAGATGCTTTTGGGTTATAGACTCAAAAGATGTTTTATTAGTTAATGCTCAAGACTTATTTGATGATCCACAAAAAATAGCTAAAAAAGTCTGTCGGTTTTTTGAAATTGAATATGTTCCTGTTGAGATTAACTACCAAGTTAAATTAGCAAATCTTAACCATTCTAATGAGCCAATTAATGTAGATAATGTTGATATTAAAATAAATTATTTGGAACCTATTGAGTCTATTGATTTTAATCTTTTAAGGTGGGTAGATAAAATTATAGAAAACCATCCAAAACTTAAATACTTTACATGAAAATACTTATTATGGGTTTGTCAGGAAGTGGCAAATCCGAGTTAGCTAAAGAATTACATAGTTTGTTTAAAAATAATAAAAAATCATCAATCCGTATTAATGGTGATGAGGTAAGAGAAGCCAACAACGATTGGGACTTTAGCCCTGAAGGTCGAATAAGACAAGCCGAAAGAATGGCAAAGTTAGCCAAAAAAAGCGAAGCTGATTACGTCATAGCTGATTTTATAGCTCCTACCAAACAAATTAGAGACATTTTTAGCCCTGATATGTTAATATGGCTAGACACCGTGAGGTCTAGCAAATATACCAATACTGATGTGTTATTTGAACCTCCTTTAATGTATAATTACAGAATCACAGAAAAAAACGCCAGCAAATGGGCGCAAATCATTTATAAAGACATTAACAATGGAACTTAATTATGAAATATATAATTTGGGTTTTGGTTGTGGCATGCCTATTGGTTTGTGTTCACTCCCATCCAGCCTTCGCTAAAACCTTATTACAAGGACTTAAATGCTAACTCTATTCTCAACACTAATATCTTTTTTGTCGGGCGGATTGCCTCGTCTATTAGATTTCTTTCAAGACAAATCCGATAAAAAACAAGAACTTGCTTTAGCTCAACTGCAAATCGAACGTGAGTTACAACTTAAAAAAGCAGGATTAGAAGTTCAAGAACGTATTGAAGCTATTGAGTTACAGGGTATTGAATCTCGTGCCGCAGTAGATGAAAGAACTGCATTATATAATCACGATATAGAAATAGGTAAAGGGGCATCACGCTGGGTTATAAACTTAAGAGCAAGTGTTAGGCCTGTGATTACGTATGGCATGTTTATATTATTTGCGTTTGTAGAGATATTTGGTTTTTACTACGCTACACAGTCTAACGTAGAGTTTATGACTGCGCTTCAAACCTTGTGGAGTAAAGATACACAAATTATTTGGGCATCTATTGTATCATTTTGGTTTGGTACTCAAGCCTTTAAGAAATGAAACTAAG